CTCATGTCGAGCGGTGGAGATGTTTGATTGACCTTCTTGAGTGAAAGGTTCCAAGGTGAAATATATTCTCCTTCAACCAATCGGGGTTTCAAAGTGGGCACCACAAAATGTTCATCGGGTTTGAAGTCAATTGTGTCAAATATTGCATCAAGCGAACCATATAAGCTCGACTTAACGATATTACTCCTGTTGTTCATAAAAACGGGCTTTCCCGTGGAACCTAAGTAATTGATATAAGGCAAATGTTCAAATCTAAATGGTGATTTTAAGCCAGGGAGACATAAAGACTCAGATTTTAAGACAGAAGCTGAAAAGACTTCCAACATGTCTTTTTTACTCTTGAGTTTCTCAACGGCTTCCTTGACATCAGAATACATAATTGCAACCCCAATGCGAGTTTCACAATCTTTGTTTCCAGCGCAATGTATTCCTACAATAGAACAACCGGAACGTGTGACCGCCCCCACAAGAGGGACGCCGCACATCCCGTCAACATATTCGCGTTCATAGCGAATATAACCGTTAATTGTGACATCTGAAAATTTATCCTGTACACTAATTGTATCTTCATGATAAACCATAGTGCTCTCAACACTCCCTACAGCACCTCCGAATCGTTTAGGATGAGGAGCTTTTAGGAAATGAGGAAGAAAATTCCTAAAACGCATTCCACGAACGCGTATAAGGAGTAAATCATCCCTAAATGGAACGATATCATCTTCAAAGACAGAATACTCAATAAATTCAGCTTCTTTGTCGTGTTTACCTTTAGGGAAATAGGATATTTTAAATTCTTTATCCCCACAGGTAGCATGCTTGTTAATAATAGCAAAGTTCGAGCAAACGCCAAAAATATGTGTTGGCCTTTTGGCCCTAGAACTTGTTACGACAACAAAACGTAAATTGGAAGAAACAGAATTATACAATTCCAAAGCTGACCCGTTATGAACGGGTTTACTATAGGATATGTCTGCCAAATTCCAAGTCGCATTTTGACCATTAACGCGTACACGTGCTTTTGATCTACCACATCCCAGCTCATCCTCTTTCTCTTGCAGGACTTTAGAAATCGCATCATCAGAAAAAAAATGAGAGGATTCACTTTCTTGTTTCTTGTTATATGAAGAATAAAGAGAGTAGCCTTTGAAAAAGATTATGGCAGCCGTAAAAACAAATCCTATAGTAGTCCATGAAGGAATAATAAAAGGGTTGTAATAGGTACCGAATAATAAGTGTGAAATATGGGCTTTAGCTTGATTTCCAATTACTTTTATTCCAATACTATTGTAACGGCTTAGTTGTTTGACACCGAAATGTCTAATAGTAAAATAACCACCCATAGAAGAGATGGTCAAAATTACTTTGAGAACTGTTCCCCACATGAAATATGTGATTATATAGGGTACAAGAATCCAAATGTGTGAGGCAACGATACGGTCTAATAGTGGATCACCATGGCGATAACCACGTCTGCAACAACACAAAATGTATAACCACACACTTGTGAACAACATATTAACATACGTTTTGGAATCAGTCCAGCTTTGTTTAATAGCATCTTTTAAGACACTCGCATCATCATCAATAAGTTCATCAATTAGTTTTTCACTTGCTAATATTTGATTTTGTCTTCTTTTTGCTCTCTCATCTCCGAGGATATCAGATTCAGTCAATATTTCACAACCGTCTCTTTCCTCTTCATCGTCTGAGAGTGGTTCATAACCTTGTTTCTCTTCATCATCTGAGAGTGGTTCATGACCTTGTTGGGCCATTCCGATGTCTCTGACAAAAGATGTGAGATCTTTTGAAATCATCTCTTTCTGTTTAGTAACATAGGAGCGTACATCATCCATAAGAAAACGTGTAAAGTCAGTTACGTCATCACCGTCGAAAAGAATATTTTCGATTACACCGTGATTGCCATTAGGCGAGTATCTAGTGCATCGGAACTTATATCTATTGAGGTAATTACCCCCAGCCTCTACCGACTTTCTGGTATCTATACCAGTTCCTTTTTCGTTGCGGAAACGTTCCAAAACGGAAACATCAATATACAGGAAACGACGTTTAATGGCTGACTTTGAATACATCAGTTCTTCTACGTGCAGATCCCTGTTATTTGTGTCAATGGCAATGACTTCAGGTACGGCAAAATACTTTCCCTTGTTGTCAAACGCCATATCCACAGGATAGGGGTTAGAATCAACC